GCAATCAGAGCTTCAACTCTATATCTGCCGCTGCTGCTAACTATGTGACCATAAACCGTGCGACATCAACCACTGTAACCGGTGCCCAAAATAACTCCGCTGCTTTGGTGATTTCCAGATATTCTGGAGTAGTATCAGTGAGCGCCAGTGCTGGTACTCTTATACCGCAGTATTCGTGCAACGTTGCGCCAATTACTCCGTATACTACACAGGTCGGCAGTTACTTTTACATCTATCCTATCGGCACATCAAACGCCAACATCAGCGTAGGAACCTGGGCCTAATTAAACTATTGCAGACACCTAGGTTTTCAATTATAATATAGTTGAAAACCTAGGTGATAAATTTTATCATATGTCTGCGGCTTCCGATGTAATCAAAACCACCCTCGCTCGAGTAGCGTTGGCCCATGGCGGGATGATATCTCCTTTGCTGGTATCACCCGAACAAACCAATGGTACCGGACTCATGAATCCTTCCGTTTTTGTGGATGGGGATAGCATACTGTGTAACATCCGGCATGTAAATTATACCCTGTACCACAGTGAGAACAAACAGTTTCAGCATCGCTACGGACCACTACAGTATCTCCATCCCGAAAACGATCGACATCTCCGGACCTGGAACTATCTGGCAGAACTGGATCAGGATCTCTCCATCAAATGGGTCACCAAAGTTGACACATCAACTCTGGACGTAGAACCTATCTGGGAATTTGTAGGACTAGAAGATGCTCGGGTGGTTCGTTGGGATAACCGACTATATTTTACCGGGGTGCGCAGAGATACCACTACCAATGGCCAAGGCCGCATGGAGCTCAGTGAAATCGATGAAAAGTCCATCAAAGAATCATCGCGCGTGCGCATTCCTGCTCCCGGCACCAACACCAGCTACTGCGAAAAAAATTGGATGCCAGTGCTGGATCAGCCCTGGACCTATGTGAAGTGGACCAACCCCACCGAGGTTGTGCAGTTTGATCCCAACACAAATGTTACTACCACCGTTCACCTAGATGAAACACAGTTCATTCCCGGACTGCCGGATCTACGCGGCGGTAGTCAGGTTATCCCTTACGGCGATTACTACCTAGCCATTACACACGAAGTAGATCTATTCAAAAGCGAACACGGGCAAAAAGATGCTGTGTATCGACATAGGTTTGTGGTCTGGACCCGAGACTGGCAACTAATACGCGTCACCGACAGTTGGAGTTTCATGGGTGCTGACATTGAGTTCTGTTGTGGTGCTGCCTGGCAAGGTGACGATCTCTTGATCAGTTTTGGTTACCAAGACAATGCGGCATTTGTTCTGCGCACACCGAGGAAACTGTTAGACGAATTGATCTGGGGTGTTTCTGCGCAGGCACAAGGACTGGACTGGGGAAACATCCGCAAGAACGCCTGGTTCTTTGACGTAGTCTATGACGAAGTGTTTGGTCATGACGTATACCAGAAGTTCTTCTCTGTAGAACCCGGTGACGTTGTGTTAGACGTAGGCGCCAGTATAGGACCATTCCTGTGGAAGCTGAGAGGCCAGCAGCCTCAACAAATCTACTGTCTTGAACCCGAGCGTGAACTGTTTAAAACCCTAGAACGCAATGCCCAAAGATCGGGATTAACGGTCACAGCCATCAATCAGGCCATGGGAACCGCTGTGGGCGAAACTATGATAGCTGGTCTGTTTGACGCCACACGCACTGCCATCAGCGACGGCACAGATGCGCAAACGGTCAATACCACAACGTTCATGGATCTGGTAGAACAGTACCAAATTGATCGCATTGACTTTCTTAAGACCGACTGCGAAGGCGGCGAATACGATATCTTCACTGAAGAAAATTTTGAATGGATCAAGAAAAATGTTCGCAAGATAGCTGGGGAGTTCCATCTTAGCACACCCGAGCTCAAAGACAAGTTTCGGAAATTCCGGGACCTTTATCTCCGGGAGCTGACCAGCCACAGAGTCGAGAGTATGGACTATGTGAGTATCAAGCCCAATCTCTGGTCTGACTGGTTCATAGAGAACTATGCAGCCATCAATGTGTGGATTGACAATCGTGTGGCCACAGAGAAAAAGAAGCCCTGGCAGCATCATCCCGCACCCACTATGGAAATCACTACATCGGTGCCTGAACGTGGCTGCGTGGTGGACTGTGTGTTCTGTCCGCAACGTCTCTTGGTGCAGCGATATCAGGGCGATAGGATCATGCGACTGGAGGACTTCCAGCGACGTTTAGACAGCATACCACAAGAAGTGCGTATCACATTTTCGGGCTTTGTAGAACCCTGGCTCAACAAGCATTGCACTGATATGGTGCTGGCAGCGCACGAACGTGGGCACCCAGTAAGTGTGTTCACCACAGGCATTGGTATGAGCGTCGAGGACATCGAACGTATCGCACACATACCCTATGCTGGTGATCCCAACGGTGGATTTACTTTCCACCTACCTGACAGCGAACTCCTGGCCAAGCACCCTATTACTCCAGGTTACATCCGACTGTGTGAATGGATCCGAGACAATAGCTGGCGTATCAAGAATTTCCAACTTATGAGCATGGGCAGCAAAGTACATCCAGCGGTGGCACACTGCTTCGATCAGCAATTTGTAGTGGGACAGATGTGGGATCGCGCCGGCAACCTCAGCAGAGAAGCCATACTCAAACCCGAACTCATGAACATGCGGCATCGCTGGAATCGCATCCAACACACTGATGGCCCCAGAACCTGTGGTTGCATAGAAAACCTCTATCACAATGTGATGCTGCCCAACGGAGATGTGAGCCTGTGCTGCATGGACTATGGTCTGGACAACATCATAGGTAATCTAGATCGTCAGAGCTATGAAGAGATTGTGCCCCAGCCCGAAACCTGCTACACGATCTGTCTCAGCTGCGAAAACGGTGCCCATCCTGCGCCCAAACCCATACGGTTCTACCCATGAAACATCTCTTAGATTATATCAATCATCCCGAAGATGCCAATGTTAATTTTGCTCTGGGCTGTGAATACGAACAAATAGGTCAGACTGGTGCTGCCATTAGCTTTTATCTGCGCACCGCCGAGCGAACCAACAACGATCTCTTGCAGTACGAATCATTGCTGAGGATGGCTCTGTGTTTTGGGCGGCAGAAAACCCGAGATGATACCCAGCGAGTGCTGCTGCAAAAAGCCCTGGTGCTAATGCCGGGTCGCCCCGAGGCCTATTTCCTTCTAGCCAGATCCTATGAGCGCCAAGAACAATGGCACGAAGGCTGGTTGATCAGCTCACTAGGTATGAAAAACTGCCGCTGGGACCACTTGCCCTTAGTAACCAATGTTGAGTATCCTGGACATTGGGGATTGCTGTTTGAATATGGAGTATGTGCTTGGTGGGTAGGACATTGCGAAGAAAGTCGGCGCATAATGTTTGAACTCAGGTACGATTGCCCCTTAGACGATACTCACCGATTGGCCTGTGAGCGCAATCTTCAAACATGCGGATGGCCGCATTTGACCTTGCCATACAACCCCGTCCAGGCGCCGCACATCCGCAGCGCCTTTCCAGGACTGGAGCAGATACAGCGAAACTACAGCCAGAGTCTTCAGGATATATTTGTACTGGCCGCCAACCAAGGGCGACGTGAGCAGTGGTATCTAGAAGTAGGCAGCGCCGAACCATTTTATAACAACAATACCGCGTTGCTGGAGCAGTCGTTTGGATGGCACGGCATTAGCATTGACTATGATGACAACAAAGTACAGCAGTTCCAGCAACAGCGTCGTAATCCCGTGATATGTGCTGATGCCACCCTTATTGACTATGTGTCTCTATTGGAACAAGCGGGCGCGCCCCGAGACTTGGGATATTTGCAAATTGACTGCGATCCACCAGAGAATAGCTATCTCATACTGACTCGAATACCACTGGACAGATATCGTTTTGCAGTGATCACATTTGAACATGACTACTATGCAAACAAACAAATACGAGACAACAGTCGTCAATACCTCAAACACTGCGGATATCTTCTCATGGCGGGGGATGTGGCATTTGATGATCGCCACAGCTACGAAGATTGGTGGATACACCCTGAACTAGTGCCTGATACTGTGCGAACGCAACTTAAAGATTGGGGGACAGAGGTCAAACCGGCTGATCGTTATTTGTTTGGGTCACTGACCTAGTGCGTCAGTTTCAATGACTTTGAGCTTGTGCTGCACAGTCTCAAAATTCACTAGACTCCACAGTCCGGGGTGCATGGGTCGGGGCCATTGTCCCGCATCAATCCAGGCATAGCCTAGGTGTTCGTAGTTGAGGCATGGCTGGAATTCTTCGTCCACCACACATACCCAGGTGTGATATTCAAACTGTTGATCTGCGCTGGTAAATTTTTCTATGGGTATGAGTTTGGTGTAAGCGGGCATGCTACCCAGTTCTTCCACACACTCTCGTTCCATACCACCCAGCAAGGTCTCGCCTGATTCGATCTTGCCACCAGGCAGACCCCAGACCTGGGGATGCTTGGGATCATTGCGCATGAGATAGAGGTAGCGTCCAGTGCTGCGAGCACGGAACCACACACCCACTGCTTTTACAACACTAGGTTCCACGTGCCGCCGGGATACACGCCTTGATAACTTTTCATCCACATCTCACCTGTCCATTCATACTGTGTACCAGTAGTTATGTTGGTGACGTATTGTGTGGCAGTTTCGTCAGCGGCCACGAACACTACCCGCCAGCGGAAGCCGTTCCACTCAATGATGTCATTGGCCTGGGCTACCAAAGGTTGGTCACCGTCGCCTAACCACAGCAAAGGATTCTGTGAGTTACTGTAGCTACCAGTAGATTCTGTGAGCAGGTACCTAGTACCGGTCACAGGCTCAGGTAGACCATTGCCGGGTGCACTGATCAAAGGATCAATGATGGCATCTATGGGTGCTAGAGTATTCTGTGGAGCAGTGTCGGGGTCTACGTTAAAGATCACCAGTCGATCGTCGTTGGGGTCAATGGTTATGGTACCAATGATTTGATCATCGGGATTATCCAGTGGGCGGTTCAGTCTGATCTGGCTGATACCGGGTCGTAGCACACCATATGCATCAATTACAGCAGGCCACAGCAAGGGACTGTCCGCGACGATGGCAGTGGGTCCAAGACTGTCCAAACTACCATTGGGTACTACAGCAGGATCATACACTATCTGTATGCGATTTTCGATCACTACTAGCTTGTAGTTCCAAGGTGTGACCATTACTCGGGTGCCCAGCAACAGATCATTGTTGGTCACAGCATCGTTGAAGTCGCCCTGGGCGTCATACATGCTCATGATCACACGCTCAACCACGCCCAATTTCTTGACCTTGGCTGGGCTGGATATCCAGATGGGTATGTTGAATCTAATGGTCGCGATGTCTATGGGATTTTCAGTACCCTGGGGTATAGTCCTACTGGTCCAAGTCACAGAGTCTAGTTCTACCACACTTAGACTGGTCCAATCCAGAAAGTTATCTGTGCTCTGTACTTCCAGGCTGGGATTGAACAACGTGAGCATCTGCTCCAGGATCTGGAACTTCTGGTTGGTGTTTGAGGTCCAGATGTCTAAAGTGATGCCCAACTTGTAAGGCACCGGCATCAAACGCTCCACTGTAAACGCATTGCCCTGTGTGGTTTCGTAGGTTTCGGTAGCAGAATCATAGGTGCGTTGTCGCACTTGTACCTTGCTCACATGATAAGGTTCCTGCATGCGCGGACGATCATAGTCTAGGCTATTGATGTAAAACGTCATCAGCGGTGTACTGGGCAGGCTGTTGGCTGAGTTTTCCTGTATGATGGTCTGGGCGTTGCGAGTAGCATCGCCGTAGCGAACCGGCACTCTCAGCAGCGCCATCTTGTTGGGGTCGTCTTTGTCGCGTCCGTACTCTACTTGGAAACCTGAGATGATGCGGGTAAACTGCAGGAGGAAGCGACGTATCTGTTCGTCGTAAAAAAACATCTGTGTCATAGTCAGCTCGATTTCTGTCCAGGTTGAGTATTAGGATAGGGCTTAGCCGGGAAGTGTCCGCCTTCGTTACCGTTGTCGGCGCGCGGCTTGAGTGCTTCACTAAGGCTCTGACGACTGGGGATGTTGCCCTGATCCGTGGTAGGCGTGGTGTAGGTGTTGTTGACAAAGCTGCTGCGCAGGGTATCGTTGGCGCTGCCGTTGTTGAGATTGGTACGAACCTTATCTTCAATACGAACCCAACGAGCTCCATTGAAACGGAACAGTCGATTGGGAAAGTAGTCCTGGCGCAGGAAGTAATCTCCAGCTACCGAACCTTCGGGGAATACTACACCCACTCCGCAAGGCAATCCATTGGGCGGTACGCCGTCGCCGGTGAGATAGCCCACAGTATAACCATCGGCTCGCGGAGTTACATTCATGCCGCCCTGGGTGCCATCCACGGTATCACCATCCTCGGTATAGAGCGAGGCGGGATTGGCAGGCTGACCATTTTCTAGTGTAGCCACTACATAGTAGTTCTTGACGTCATAGCCCGACGCTGGAACTTCCACGTCGGCCTGGGTAAGTATGGCGTCATTGATCTGCTGGTCTTTGGGACGAGTGGTTATAAGTTCTTCTTGCGTAGTGGGCGTATATTCCGCCCAGTATTCAGTGTTGGTGATGTCAGTGCCTGCGGGTGCGTTTTTGATTGCACGGTAGTACACATCACCTTGATTTACGATGCTACCGGCGGGATAGAAATTATCAGAATCCCAAATGGTTGAATCTACCATGGGCTTTTTCAAGAGATCCTTGGTTTCCTGAGCGTTGGTCAGGGGCGTGGCTTTTACACGCCATAGGTGCGGTAGCCATGTCTGACTGAAGCCTTCGCTGGCGAAGTTTGCATCCTGCACCATATAGTACTTGGGCAGGGGTTGTGGTATAGCTGGATTCAACGGATAGTAATCTTTGAGGTTTGGCAGTTCCAGAACATCACCGTTCATGAGCTTGCGTCCAAAGGTATCGATCATGTCGTTGTAGTGGAATGTCATGAATAGGGTGTCGTTGTTGAGAAACAGGCCAAATTGTGTGAGATCAAAATCTACGTCCTGGGTGTTATAGACACCTCGCATCACATAGATGTCTTGATCGTACACACGGTCTCGGTTTTCCAGCAACAGCAGATCCTGGATGTGCAAAGGACTCAGTGTGTCGTATATGGGTTGTGTGGCGTCGGCATTGCCGCTCAGCACTGAATCTTCGCCCCCGGTTTCTGGGCCCAGATATTTGTGCACAAACACGTCTACACCGCCCACAGTGTAGCGTTCGCTGATGATCCTGTCTAAATACTGATAATCGCTGGTGCGATTGGGACGATATAGTGATAATTTAGGAATTTTGAGACTCCTGGGCCAGTTTCTTGGCAAGTTTGTTTTTTTGCATAACTGCCGTTCGATGGGCGATTTCTTCTGGCGTCATCTTGTAACCAAATCTTCCATTCTTAGCACCGACACATTTCCGTTTTTCAATGTGTTCGAGTGATTGTGTTCTTCCTTTGGTGGCTTGACTTTGCTTTGCTCTAGATTCATCTGATCGGGTTCTACCGACCCGTGTTTCTGTTAATTTGGCAATGTGATCGGGTGTTTGTTTTTTTCCGTAGTGCGGACTGAGCTCACCCCTCTTCCCGTACATAGGGTTACCTTCGCCAGAAAATCGTTCACTCTTGATTTTAGCACCAAACTGTTTGATGTTTTCAAACACTCTACTAGACACTTTGTGCCGTTCTTGGTTGTGGTTTTCGCGATACAACATGCAACTAAATGCGTTCCACATTTGATATTTGTGTTTTTTGTTATCTACCATTTTAGTGAGTAACCAATGGCATATAAAATGTTCCCGAGCGGTTAGCCGTACTAAATTTTCAGGGCTATTGTCGCCACCTAAACTTTTAGGGATAATGTGGTGTTTTTCTGAGTACCCAGAGGTAGATTGCGTTTTTGAACGGTCAACGATACGATAATACCAACGAGTATATTTGGTGGCGTTAAATAGCATAGTCAAGTATTTATGGGCCGGTTGACCCAAAACTCAAAGAGCAGTATAATAGCCCTATGCTTGAAGATTGGGACGAAATCAACACCCGCTTGCAGAACTCATTGAGTCGGCTGGGAAATTTGCCCCCGCATACCATCAGGGACTGCAGGCGCATGGCCCAGCCCGTGCTAGATCTGCTGCGTTTGGCAGATCAGGAGCGGGTGATCTGCAGGCGCAGACGCACGCCCACTGCTCGTTACACTCAGTTAATTGAGCAGGCCCAGGGGGCCTTGACCAATTTCGAAGGGCATGTTATAATGGCTTCTTTGATGAGAAAGGACAGCCAGTGAAAGCCAAAAGCAAACGCACTGATGCCGCCAAGCCCGTTAAGCAGCTGATACCCAAAACCAGCGACGGCAAGTATATGGGCAACGAGATCCTGTGGGAGAAGATGCCCGAGCCCGATCAGCGCAAAACGGCTCAACTCCGGGCCTTCTCTTGGTATAATTCCTATTATGACACCAAGGACGTCCGACAGTTCGTGATCGACTGGATGAGCCGCACTGGCTGTGCCGTAACGGACTGCCGGCGCATAGCACGTTGCCCGGATCGCAGTTTTCCCCTGGCCCTGGGTTGGCTGTGCCGCATGAGCCTTGTGGGTTGGCAGCTGGATCAGCGCGAAAAGAACTACATCGTTGATACCATACAACACCTGCTGGCCCAAGAAGCCCTGGCCGCGCAGGCCGAAGACAAAGACGAGAAGCCCGCCGCGCCCCGGCCCAACATCCAGGATCACCTGCGCGAGAAGATGCTGGAAGCCGGCGGCGAGATCGAAGGCATGTTTGATCGCATGGTTGCGGCCGGCGCCAAGATGAGCGCGGATTACAAGCCCATGTCGGTGCTGCGTGAATTCAATGTGTCTCCGCAGATGGTAGGCGAGATCGCTGCTCATTGGCAGATCGCTGCAAAAGAATTCGCCGAAGCTGCCCAAGGGCGAGACCCGATGCTGGCCGAGGGTTATGCTGCCTACACCAAGATCCAACTGCGCAACATGATCCGGTTTGCCGAGCAGGTCGCAGCAGACTGCGCCAGCTACGTGCAGATCAAGAAAGTAGAACGCAAGCCGCGCAAGAAGAAGCCGGTGAGCCCTGAGAAGCTTACGGCGCGTTTCCGGTATCTGCGGGAGTTCGCTGAGCTGGGACTGAAGTCGGTGCCGGTCACGGACCTAGTCAACGCCCAGGAAGCTTGGCTCTATGACGTCAAAAATCGCAAGCTGATCTACGTGGTGCATGACGCACTGGTGGGTTCGTTCTCAGTCAAAGGTTCTAGCCTGATTGGCTTTGACCCCACCCAGTCGGTGCGCAAGACACTGCGCAAACCCAAGGAGCAGATCAAGGCCCTGATGTCAGCGGGCGCACCGGCGGCTCGTAAGGTGTTCAAAGAAATCCGGAGCACCGAAACCAAATTCAACGGTCGCGGCAACGAAAATATGATACTGCTCCGGGTGCGATAACCCTTCCCAAAACAGGGCTTCGGCCCTGTTGTCTTGGCTGCATTTTGGGTAAATACTCTATCGAGGAACCCAATATGGCCGAGCAGCAACAAGATACCCTAGCCACACTCAAACAGAATCTCGTGGAGTACGTGCGCCTCCAGCTGGGCGCAGATATCATTGACATCGAACTGGACCCTGCGCACTACGAAGCAGCGTATCAGAAGACTCTGGGCACCTATCGCCAGCGTGCGCAGAACGCCTACGAAGAAAGCTACAGCTTCATGTACTTGGTCA